TGGGTCAACGAAGTTCACCTTAGCATCAAATGCCATGGTCAGAACCAGTTCAATCAGACGAAGTTTGTCCTCCATCCTGTCAACCAGTTCTACGTCAACAATGTTGTAGTCAACAAACTTCTTCCAGTTCCCATCATAAAACTCCTTAAAGGTGTTGAATTCAGAGTGGTCTAGTTTCTTTTGACCCAGTTCAACCTCAGCAATAAAGTCAAGTCGATAGGACTCTTGTGCCTTATAAGTAAATTTCTTATAGAGTTCTAAGTAATCGAGTGTTGTGATTCCCATTATCTCAAAGACTTTATAAACTCTTCCAGAAATTCCAATCTCTTCCATGGATACCATGTTCCATGGTGACAACATTTTCTTTTTCTTTTCACCCATGACCCTCTCAATGCGGCCACAGAGATATGGTATATCATATAGTCTCACATTCCAACCAGTCACAACATCAGGAGTGTTGGTCTGCCACCAATTGAGAAATGCATTCAGCATCTCAACCTCATCAGAGTAATGATGATAAGTCACATTAGTCTGTGAAGGAACATAAGGTTTCCTTCCCCAAGTGATGATTTCCTTTGTGTTGTAATCTTGAATAGAGATTGTCAACATCTCTTCTGAGCAATGTTCTGGATCAGGGAATCCCTCTTCAGACTTCACCTCAATGTCCATTGTGACAAGGTTGATGTTCTTGATGTCCCATTTGATCTCATTCTCAGAGTACTTGTCTGAGATGTATTGATAGATGAATCTCTCATTACCAAAGATCTTAAATCCATCAACACCTTCATACTTCCTAATGAAGTCACGACATTCTCTAACTGTTCCAGGTTGAATAGGTTCAACACACTCACCTTCTAGTGTTTTCCATTCACTGTCCTTTTTGGACTTTACAAACAATGTTGGTTGAAACTTTTCTCTGAAGGAGACATGACGCCCATTCTCATAACCACGGACCAGAAAGTTGTCACCAACCATCTGAATGTTAGTGTAAAATCTCACTTCACAAGATTCTCATACTTATCAATCATCTTACTATTAGGTTCCACAATGGTCAAGATTTTATCAGAATGAATCATGAATGAATTTTGAGTTGTAAGATCTACTAACCAGGGGGCAAGAGTTCCATCTGATTTAACCTCAAATGGTTCAATCAAACGACAATCTGGTTCACCAAGTTCAGAAGAGGCCTCCTCAATCTGACTCAACAACTTCTGATTGTTCACTAGAACCAATAACTTCAGATTTTCTTTTTTCATACTTTTCTACTCCAGCAACATAGGTCTCTACAAGTTCGTCAAGTGGTTCTACAATACTCACCACCCAATCAGTGACAACAGGAATCTTCTGATCTTTTGATAAAGGCATCCAAGGTGTTAGTCTCATCTTAAATGGAAGTTTTTTATTTCCTACATGTGAAACCTCATTACCAATCAAATTTACTCTACATGGATAATTAAAGAAATAACCCACAACTCTTTCATTGACAACCATCTCTTCAATGTCGGCAATAATATCTTCACCAGATCTCAACAGTGCAAGTTTAATTGTCATTTGTTTTTATTCTTTACTGTAATTTCATGGAGTCTCTTAAGGACCTCAGCAAGTTGTGGTGACTCTTCCCACTCCCACTGTTCTTCGTGACCTTTTTTAGTTTTATTATGAGTTTTGTTTGTCATAACAATGTTCAAATCCATTATAGTTATAACACAAAAAAAGGGAGGTGTAAACCTCCCCTCTCATCAGGATTCAGAACCGAACCACAGTCGCTTCTGGTGTTTTTCAGGAACAATGTGACGAAGAGACACAGAGAGAATTCCATCAACAAAGTTCACTTCAGTGACCTCTACATCCTCAGAGAGTGTCCAAGAACGAGTGAAGGAACGAGAAGCTAATCCACGATGAACATACTCACGTCCATCAACATCTTCTTTGGATGCTTCTACAAAAAGTTGATTAATCTCAGTGTAAACTTTTACTTCATCAGAGTTGAAACCTGCCAGAGCAATTTCAAGACTGTAATTGTTTTCATCTACCTTGACGAGATTGTAAGGTGGATAGTTCACATCTTGATTGATGGAACCCAGATGATTGAACATCCGATCCAACCCAATGGAGTAACGATCAATATCTTTAAGAAAGCTATTGAGGTCTCCAGAACGGTAACGTGAAAGTGCGCTTACCATGTGTTTTCTCCTTTTTAAGCGAGTGTGAAATATGTTGAACCCCTAAGGCATCCAACACAATTAATTTATAGGAGAAGGTTGAAAATGGGAAGGGGGTAAACCCAACTTCTTTATGGGGTTTCCTCTACTTTATCCTTTTTAGAACCAATATTGTACTTCTGTTCTAAAATCCACTCTTTCTTATCTCTATAAGGAAGAACCTTGATCTGATTCAATGGAGCAATATCCATGATCGTATCTTCCTTCACAAGAGAAACCAATCCCCAGTCAGCAAGTAGTTTGGTAATTCGATTACGTCTCTGAACATCGTTCACAGTGAGGTTTGCATACTTACCATCAAGTGCAAACAGTTCCTTAAAGTGAACAATAAAATATTTTCCCTGTTTGTGAAGAATATGACAAGACTGATAGAGCTTCTTTTCTTTGCGAGAAGCCACACCAATGCGTGTCAGAGTTTCACGAACTTTGAGAAAGTCATCAGGTTCATTCAATCGGACCTCAATCATTTTGTCCTGAGACCAATTCACTTGAGGTTCAATAGTTTTTGTCATTTCTTGCCACCAGTTTCAAGTCGTTGTTTGATAAATTCAATTTGTTCAGGTGATAAAATCTTCAATGCTTGAGATGCTTTCTCGTTACTAAAACCATAATAACGTTTCACCAACTCCAGATCTGTAATCTTATCCTTACGAATCCAGGGAGAGAATCTCTTCCGTTTTCTCAAAGTATTTAGATAAAAATTATATTGCATATCTTTGTCAAGGAAATGATACTTATTCATTTCATTAGCAAACATAATGCAGTCTAAGTGACCAGACAGACAACGATTGATAATATAAGGAGGATACTCCTTGGCAAGATCAGGACTATCCTCTAACACATTCTCTTTGGTGAAATTAATTGAATTCAACCAATCTTTAAGTTCCATTCAACCTCCATCAACTTGACATCCGATCAATGCACCACCAATTATACCAGTTGGAATTGACCAAATCCAATTTTCTTGAGTAGACAAAACTCCACCTGCTGCACCACCAGCTATTCCCCCAAGAATACTTCCCTCAATACAAGAGTTGTCATCAACATTTGATTGAGTTGGTTGTGGGTATGGTTGAATTCTCACTTGATTTTCACAAGCAGTTTCAACTTGTTCATTCCATCTTCTAACTCTACCAGGATTTGTTCTTGTACCTGGAATGTACTCCTCACGATAAACTGTGTTGTAACACTTAGTCTCTTGAACACCACCGCCCTGTCTATAGTCAGCAAATGCTGGAGGTGTAATCAAAACTGATGCTACCAAAAAAGTTAATAACTTCATTGTTTTACAAAATAAGTTTTTTAGTTGGTGTTTGAATTGGAGAGAAGATCTTTTCATAGTTTTCTTCAATCTCTTCTCTTGCCTCAATCACATAAACAATGTATTTCTTTGCAACTTTGATGGTATCATCCTCCTTTGCAAGAGTAGACCATGGTGCAAACCCAACCTGACCTTGTGCATTAGGAAGAGCAACTAGAGGATGTTCTACCTCAAGAAACTCATCATCTTCATTAATCAAAGTGAAGATAACTTCTTCACCTGTGTTCATGCGCAATACTTTTACATTCATTTCCACTCAGCCTCAATCATAATTTCAGTCAAACATGCCAACATATTTATTTCTTGATCAGCAACGAAAGAACTCTGGTACTGATACTTAGCAATAATAAGGACAGCAGCAGCAATCCCAGGACCTGCCAAGTGTGTGTAAAGAGCATCGTAAATACTACGCAATAGTAGAGCAGGATCATTGTCCAGATTATCGACGACCCATTTACGAACTTCAGTGAAGTTTTTCTCTTTGAGAAACTTGAAGAGTTCATTTGTTTTGACATCAGAAAAAGTTGCAAGAATTCCAGAGTCTATTTTTCCTCCAACAGAATACCTCTGGCATTCATTGAGAACACGCCTCCAGTCGGGGAAGTGTTTGTTGATAAGTTCCGCAAGGACTTTCTGATCGAACTGAACCTTTTCGATCTGTAGGATTTCTTGAAGGCGTTTATAAAAGCCTGCAGCAAGCTGTGCCTTTTCTTTCCCCTTAATGGAGAATTCGACGACCGCACAACGAGAGTGGAGGGGAGAGATAATTTTGTTTTTGTAGTTGCAGGTGAAGATGAACCTGCAGTTACCAATAAACTCCTCAGTAAACGCCCTAAGACAGAGTTGTACATCTGGGGTTGTGTTATCTGCCTCATCAATGATGATGACTTTGTGTTTTGCAGTTGAAGAAAGCGAGAGGGTCGAAGCGAAGTTCTTCGCATTGTTTCTGACAGTGTCAAGGAAACGTCCCTCATCTGATCCATTGATGACATAAACATCAGCTCCTAGTTCATCACATAATGCCTTTGCTACAGTAGTTTTACCACACCCAGGAGGCCCTGCAAGTAGCAGATTAGGAACCTCCCCCTTCTCCAGGAAATCCTTAAATGTTTTCTTTGTACTCTCTGGGAGAATACAATCATCAATTGTCTGGGGACGATACTTCTCCGTCCAAACAAACTCATTCCGACTCATCAGGTTTCCTCAGTGAAAAAGATCCATCTTTATTATCAATCCATTCTAACACATCACCCTCCTTCCAGCCTAGACTGTCCAGAAAGTTTTCAGGGAATGTGAGAATTCCATCATCATTAACTGTTAGAACTGTTTTCATACCCAATCAGGTTTCCTATCAGGAATTCTAACATAGTTATCTTTGACCCAAGGTTTAGATGCAATATACATCTTGTAAGCATCAAAGGTTGAGATGTTTGTATCTAACTTATATTCATCAGGCATGGCACGGACAAATGGGGTAGGTCCCTTACCAGACCTACCTGTGGGGTCTCCAGAGGGGAGAATGACCTGTGCTTCCTCTAATGTCTTACGACAAGTGTGTTCCTTGTCATAACGTGCTTTGTACTCATCACAAAGTGCAAGACCGTGATGAAGTAACCATTGCCAGTTCATTACAAATGAACTAGCCCAAACAGTACAGGGATGGTTACGAAAAGCACCTTTGTCTGTTTTGTAAGGTTCACCATCTTTTCTGTGAAGTTCACCAAACCCATGCCCCCATTTTTCTGAACACACAATGGACAGCATTTGACAAGTTTCCAATGGCATCTTGCATATGTGTTTGTCAGGAAGAACCATTGCAGACTTATAAGGATCCGAATCAGTTACAAAAATGTTCATTCAAATAACCCATACATGTAATGCACACCCCATTTTAACTTATCTGGTGGGATGTCAACAATTCTTGGAACAAGATAATCATGAGCTCTGTCAATCATTTCTTTACCAAGAACATTTACCATAATCTTAGAGATTCTCAAGAACTCATCATAATCTTCCTGAATGTTTTTCTTTGCACCATTCACATAGAGAGTTCTAATTTCACTGAAAACATCAGCAAGTTCTTTGTCAAAAACAATGTCTCCATCTTCAAGTGGAATACACATGTTTTTGATGGATGACATACTGAACTTCATTGCTCGAGTTGTGTCATCCTTAGAAAGTGCCAATGGATCATTACATCTATACATGTATTGAATCACACCATTTGTGCATTCAACCACACGAAGAACTGAAAGATTGAACTTCTCTTCCTCTGTTAGATTTTGAAAAAATGTTTTCCAGTCTCTCATAAAGCTCTTGCACCTCCACAAATTATTGCAGATGGCATTTGAGCCTGTGCAATCTTTTTAGCATCATGTTGATAGTTAGCTTCAACAATCATTTTGTGATACTTTGAACCTGTTGTTGGAAGCTTATAGGTCAGTTCCCATTGTCTCATAATAATTACTCCAAAGGACGAATGAACTCATTACAAATGATGTCTTTTGCTTCGAGTACCATTTGTAGATATTCTACACCCTTTTCTGGTGTAGTGTGGTCTCCACATGTAAAAACGTCACAAACCGCCATTCCTTTCTCTGGCCAAGTGTGAATACTAATATGTGATTCTGCCAACATTGCAACTACAGTTACACCTTG